GAGAACGTCTGCCAAGCCATTGCTCGGTGTATCATTGCTGAACAGATGTTGCAGATAGCCAAGAAGTACAAGGTTGTGCTAACTGTACATGACGCGATTGCTGTATGTGTACGCGACGCCGAAGCCGAGGACGCACAGGCTTACGTAGAGAAATGCATGCGCTGGGTACCCGCATGGGCGGAAGGACTGCCCGTCAATTGCGAGTCCGGTGCCGGTAAATCTTATGGAGATTGTTAATGGTTAAAGTCCCTGCGTGGTCGTTCTCATCTATCAAAACGTTTGAGCAGTGCCCTAGAAAGTTCTACCACCTAAAGGTTGCGAAGGACTGCAAAGAAGACCAAGGTGCTGAGCACTTGTTATACGGTACTGCATATCACGAGGCCGCAGAACACTACATTAGGGACAACACACCATTACCACCGCAGTTTGCGTTCTCAAAAGGGGTGCTTGACAGCCTGAAGAACCGCCCCGGCAGGAAGCTGTGTGAGTACGAGATGGGGCTTACCGAGAACTTAGAACCGTGCGGGTTTAAAGATCCCAACGTGTGGTGGCGTGGTATCGCCGACCTAATCATATTAGAAGATGGTGGCACGGCGCGGGTAGTTGATTACAAAACGGGCAAGTCCGCTAAGTACGCTGACAGGGGGCAGTTAGAATTGATGGCGTTGGCTATCTTCAAACACTTCCCAGAGGTTACGAACGTGAAGGGCGCATTGCTTTTTGTTATTGCCAAAGCGTTCCCAAAAGCGGCATACTCTAAGGATGACGAACCAAAGATGTGGGAGAAGTGGTTACGCGACCATGGACGCATGCGCCGTGCATACGAGACCGACGTGTGGAACCCCAACCCATCAGGACTATGTAAGAAACACTGCGTGGTGCTAAGTTGCCCGCACAACGGAAGGAGTTGATATGCCATACAAGAACCCCAAAGACCGCAAGAAACAGGTCAACGCACCTGTAGGTAGCCCTACGTTTGAGGCCCGCATGGAGCGCCAACGCGCCCGTCGTAAGATGGATAAAGAAGGCAAGGACGCCAACGGTAACGGTAAGGCTGATAAGCGCGAAGGCAAAGACATTGACCACCTAAAACTACTGTCCAAGGGCGGCAGTAACAAAGACGGTGTACGCGTTGTCAGCCAAGCAAAAAATCGTAGCCGCAACGGGAAGGAACCCGCTTGACGTGCATCTAGTCTTGAACTAGAGTATTGGAAATAGGTCGTCCGTAAGGTGTGGGTGGGGCGACCGGGGCGTTACGTTTTTTACCCTTTAAACTACACCAGTCAGCACAACGACATGTTATATGGTCTCCCGTTGGGAACTGACACACTAATAGATATATGTAGGTAGGACGCACACCGCTTCCTACCTACTGGGCTTTACAAAAACGAAAGCGCGAAGTGGAAATAATCAATAACAAGGCACTGTTGCTTACGTTACGTCACCCACAAAGAGTGACCACGGTGATACCAAAAAGCAAAGAACTACCCAATAACAAAGTACTTGTTAAGTGGGGCTTAGATGAAGCCAAGGTGCTACGTAACCTGAAGATTCGTGGCATACCCTCCCCCATCCTTGGGACGTACGACTGGCCCGGCCAGTACAAACCATTTGACCACCAGAAGGCCACCTCTGCGTTCCTTACCCTAAACCAACGCGCATTTTGTTTTAACGAGCAGGGTACGGGTAAGACTGGCTCTGTAATATGGGCGGCTGACTACCTGCTCAAGCAACGCCGAATCAAGCGTGTACTGGTGATCTGCCCCCTATCTATCATGGATTCGGCGTGGCGCGCTGACTTGTTTAAGCTTGCCATGCACCGGTCTGTTGACATCGCATACGGTGCCAAGGACAAGCGCCGCGCAATCATCAAAGGCAACGCCGAATTTATCATTATCAACTTTGACGGCGTGGAACTGGTATCAGATGAAATTGCCAACGGAGGGTTTGACCTAATTGTGGTAGATGAAGCCAACGCGTATAAAAACGTTCAGACTAAACGTTGGAAAATTTTGAACTCTTTATTGAAACCCGATACATGGCTGTGGCTGCTTACCGGCACACCAGCGGCGCAGTCCCCGTTGGATGCGTACGGGCTGGCAAAACTGGTTAACCCACAAGCCATACCACGATTCTTCTCAGCGTTCCGCGACCAAGTTATGGTGAAGCTGACAAACTTCCGATGGATACCCAAAGAGACTGCAACTCAGGCCGTCTTTCAAGCCCTACAACCAGCGCTACGCTACACCAAAGACGAGTGCTTAGACCTACCGGAAATGACGTACGTAAACCGCCAAGTCGAACTTACAAAGCAACAGCAGAAGTATTACGACTTGTTAAAGAAACAGATGGTTGTGCAAGCAGCCGGTGAAGAAGTCACGTCTATCAACGCCGCCGTTAACATGAGCAAGCTACTGCAAATCAGTTGCGGGGCCGTGTATTCCGACACGGGCGAGACGTTAGAGTTTGACATCAGCAACCGCTACAAGGTGCTGAAAGAAGTTATCGAAGAGGCCAGCCAGAAGGTCTTGATCTTTGTGCCGTTCAAGCATGTGATTAGTATCTTAACGGCAAAGCTGATTGCCGACGGGATAACCACCGAAGTCATCAACGGTGACGTGCCAGTGGCTCGGCGTACAGACATATTTAAGCGCTTCCAAGAGACAGAAGACCCCCGCGTAATGGTTATACAACCACAAGCCGCCGCGCATGGGGTAACGCTTACCGCCGCAAACACCGTGGTTTGGTGGGGGCCAACACCGTCACTAGAAACCTATGCCCAAGCCAACGCTCGGGTGCACCGCTCGGGGCAACGTCACCCGTCCACAGTAGTTCAGCTAGCCGGGTCACCTGCTGAAAGACACGTTTACAAGTTATTAGATAACAAAATAGACGTACACTCAAAAATAGTTGACCTTTACAAAGAAATACTTGAATAAAGGAGAATTAACCACTATAATATAGATTCCAACATCAACTGGAGAACGAAATGATTGAAGAAACAGCGCCAAGAGTGCCAACAGATAAGTTGGTCAAAGCGTACTTGAAGATGAACGCATCGCTGACTGAAAAGCGGCAAGCGTACGATGCCGAAGAGAAGGTGCTCAAAGACAAGATGGCGAAAGTCAAGTCTGCTTTGCTAGCCTACTGCAAGAGTGAAAATCTGGACAGCGTTAAGACTTCCGAAGGCTTGTTCTTCCGCACAACAAAGCGGAACTACTGGACAAACGATTGGGAGTCTATGGGGAAGTTCGTGGTCGAACACAACGTACCACAGCTTCTGCATGAGCGCTTGCACCAGACCAACCTTAAAGAGTTCTTGGAAGCCAACCCCGACCTGCTACCACCGGGGCTAAACGTGGATAGCGAATACAGCGTAACCGTAAGGAGAAAGTAATGAGCGAACCTTTTGTGCCAATCGAAGAATTGGCTAAACATTTTTCAGTATCCGTATCAACCATACGTGCATGGGTGCGGCAGGGGCATATCCCAAAACATGCCTACCTGAAGATCGGTAACACCTACCGCTTTTCTGTTTCCAAGGTGGTAGCCGCACTATCCACCGCACCAAAAGAAGAACCTGTTGAGTTAGTTGATGCGGTTGACCCAAACCAACTTGAACTTGATTTTGACGCCGAAGAAGATATTTAACCCAAGGAGAAAATTATGTCTGAACTGTCCCTTTTTAAGAACGCCGCCGCCCTTGCTTTGTTGGGCGACGTAAAAGATAACTTGACTGACACACTAGCCGGTTCGTCCGGTGGTGCTACAAATCGCCGCATCAGCATCAAAGGTGGTGTATTCCGTGAAATTCTAAACGGCAAAGAAGTACGCGTGAACGAAGAGCGCGCTATGAACGTCGTGCTTATTAACGCCGCGCCCATTAGCCGTATGTTCTTTGCAGGTACGTATAACGAAGGTGAAGTGGCTAAGCCTGTGTGCTGGTCTAGCGATACCCAAACACCTGACCCCAAGGTGCCAGAAGACCAACGACAGGCGGCACGTTGCATGGACTGCAAACAAAATATCCGTGGCTCCGCCTCGTCTGGCGAAGGTCGTGCATGCCGATTCCAACAACGCACGGCACTTATGGTAGAAGGTGATTTAGAAGGCTCTGCTGTTTACCAGTTGACCCTGCCAGCTACGTCTGTGTTTGGTGATGCTGAGAAGGGCAAGATGGGCTTACAAGCCTACGGTCGATACCTCAAGGCACACAACACACACGCAATGAGTATCGTGACCGAAATGCGCTTTGATACATCTAGCCCCACACCAAAACTGGTGTTCAAGGCTGTCCGTCCGTTGGAAGAAGCTGAGTTGCGCAACATGATTGAGATGAAAGATCATGCCGATACCATTAAGGCCGTCACGCTTAATGTGTCACAGATGGATGGCGTTATCCCCGCCGGAGTCGCTAAACCTAGCTTGTTTGTAGAAGCCCCAAAAGCCGAGAAGCCCAAGGCCGTACCTAAACCTGCGCCAGCCGACGAGGAAGAAGTTCCTGAGCCTATGAAGGTCGTAAAGAAAACTGCCGCCGCAGTTGAGGAGAAGTCTGACCTGTCCGATATTGTGGACGAGTGGGACGACTAACCTTTACTTTATGGGGGGTGGGCTAGCTACCCACCCCTGCTTTTTTCGACAACATCGGCGGCTATGGACACTAAAACATTTTTAGAAGCAGTCCTTGGAGATGATGGTTACTACTGTGTATGGGCTAATCGCCCAACCGACTCGCGCAGAGTGCAGAAGTTCTATGACTCCATTGAATCTGTAATTGATGCCGCCCACAATTTTGATGGTGAAGGCTACGACGCGTTCTACGCATTGGGCACGTTTACTGAGGCAGGGTCCCGAGAAGCGCCTAACGTACAACAACTACGCGCGTTCTTTCTGGATTTAGATTGTGGGCCGACAAAAGAATACGACTCTCAAACTGACGCACTGGCGGCGCTGAGAACTTTTTGCAAACAAACAAAACTACCCCGCCCGACGCTGGTTAATTCTGGCAGGGGTATACACGCCTACTGGCCGCTGGTCAAACCTGTTTCACGTGAGATGTGGGTGCCAGTAGCCGAAGACTTTAAGGCGTTGTGCAGAGTTAAGGGCATGCGCGCTGACCCAGCCGTAACCTCTGACGCCGCACGTATCCTACGCGTTCCCGGCACGCACAATTACAAAGATACTCCACCTAACCCTGTGGTACTTGTAGGCTCACTCAGTGAGCCCGTATCGTTTGAGGCGTTCAAAGCTATTATCGATAGCCATGCGTCAGACTTACCACTACCCGCGAGTAAGTACACACCACGTGGGCCTGACCCGTTTATGGATGCGTTAGCTGGTAACTACGAAAGCCGGTTTCGGACCATCGTAATTAAAACCGCCGCGGGTAAGGGATGCGCTCAAATCGGCGAAGTGCTGACCAACCAAGAGAATATCTCAGAACCGCTATGGCGCGCTGGGCTATCTATTGCTAAGTTTTGCAGTGATGCTGATAAGGCCATCCACAAGATTTCTTCTAAACACCCAGACTACGACCCCTACGCTACGCAAGAGAAGGCCAACCGTATCCAAGGTCCGTACCTGTGCGCGAGGTTTGATGAGTACCGCCCCGGCGTATGCCAAGACTGCTCACACTGGGGGAAGATCAAATCGCCGATTGCGTTAGGTCGTGAGGTTATTGAGGCCAGCGAAGAAGACAATATCGTAGTTCAACCAGCGATTGGTACAGGTGACCCAAACCCGCACACATATGTCATACCGAAATACCCGGAGCCATATTTTCGCGGGAAAAACGGCGGCGTGTTTATGCGCGGTAAGGGTGACGACGACGAACCCAAAGACCTACTGATCTATGCCAATGACTTGTATGTCGTGCGTAGGTTGCATGACCCCGAGTTTGGAGAGTCTTTGGTGCTCCGGTTGCATTTACCCCGCGATGGTGTTCGGGAATTTACGATACCGTTGGCGGCTATAGGGACTAAAGACGAGTGCCGTAAGTATGTAGCCCAGAACGGGGTAGCAGTTTTAAATGTAGGCGCAATACAGGAGTATCTTATGAAGTGGGTTAACAATTTACAGTTCACAGCAGAGGCCACGGAATCTCGTAG